GTTTCTCGGTGCGTCTGCAGAACGCGATTGACGTTGTGAATCGCCTACGCGACTTTGAGAAGCGGCGTCTGATGGAGGCTACAGAATACCAGGCTGTAAGCCCGACCCGCGGGGAAGAGGTGCCCGTCGAGGAGAAGCACGTGGAGGTGGCAGCCTAATGGGTTCTTCTGCAGCGATAACCGCATTTACGGTAGATTGTTCCAATCGCCGAATACGACGCGATAAAACACACAAGTAGATTGTTCCAGAAATCCACAGAAAAAGAACAGAAGAAGCTAAAAAGGGGATGGGATCCATTCTCTTTTTAGCAAAGGAAGGTATTTATCTGCGTCCAGAATTGCGTAGATAATATATTATTCCAACCGCACTGAAGGCTAAAACGACCAATGGGACATTTACCATAACTATTCCATGTTTTTCGTATTTAGTCGGAATGTTGCATATGGCACAATCTGCTGAATTCTCAGCACGAATATCAGAATCGACTGATTTTACGCTGATCTGTTTTATTCCCACACCACGATGAACAACAGGAAAAATACGCTTTAAATCGCCCACTAGACATGTGTAAAGATCTACATGCATATCGAGTGGGAAAGCAGTTTCCAGGAGTTTTTCCGCACCTGCCTTACTTATAAGATAACCAGTGAAATTCGAACATATTTGGGTCACCCACGGGCCTAAGTTATTTTGTTTTATTGTATCTGGGGGTGGTTTCCCTTTATTATCATAATAAAATGGAGTGTATATTAAATTCAAACCCGAATCTCTATTGAAATACCAAATATCGGGCATCTGTGGCAAAAGTGTAGTATCTTTCATGGCTGCTTGGAACTCTGCCACAAACCCGTCATGTAAGTAGGCATCATCTTCTAAGATCATTGCATACGGCTCGGGGCGTTCCAAAAACTGCTTCCACACGTTTGTATGACTAAGATAGCAACCCACTCCGCCTGCAGTGTCGAGTTCTTCGTGATCACGCCGGACATTCTCTTTCACATTACGCTTGGTTCTGAGAGAAATACGATCGTCTTTCATAATATCAATGGCGGAGCCGTTGATGGCTTCATAGCGTTCAAATGTATAGTGTTTCATGAGTTGCTGAAACTCGGGCTGCTTGGAAAAACGTTCCCAGCGGTCTGTTCTGTGTTTCAGATTAATACAATATACGTGGATTCCCCCCTCCATATTTCGCTACTAAGACGAGCGAATATCAGCGCCCACCGGCAACTGCAGCCCATTGTCCAGACCAGTCCAGGAACATTTGCGCAAGCGCACGAGCCGCTTTCGCGACAGCAGCTCGTGCATCGGTATCCCTACCGGATTCTACACCTACACGCAGAAGCATCTCGTCACGCAAAGGATGAGGAACCTTGTAGCCCACATAGGTGATTTCCTCACTGTCCATCTCATTCTGCTCCATCCACGTGCTGAGAAGATTGCCGAGTGTGTGATCCTCGTGCTGGAAGATGAAATCAAATCCCTTCATGAGTGCATCTGCGGGGCGCATCTTAAGACCCTCGGGCAGATCACCCGAATCAATCGAACCATACATCAGCAGTTTCTTGTGAAGCAGTTCAATTGCCCTACCCACAATATATTTCGGATCAAGGACGCCCACGCTCTCCACAACAAAGTCAAAGCTGAATGGCTCCCCACGATCATTCACCTTGAAACAACGCTGCACTTCCATCGTCTCAAACTCCCTTTCCAGCTCGCCTTTACGAGTAGAGTTCGCTTCTAGCTCAGTCATACTCACCTTTTTGTTTGTGGCCAGCCACTTTGTGAAAAGCTCCTTTTTACGTTCTGGCGAGTCGTCAAGTGTATAGCCATAAGCGCAACGACTTGTAACGGGCATAAATCGTGCATTTTGCCGCCCTGTGGAGACAACAGCTTTTGCCATAAAACTAAGTGCTTCTGAATCCTGTTTTCCCGTATGCGCATCCCCTGCGACCGGATTTACTGCGCGACCCTTGAGAACCGTCAGCAATGTTGTATCACGCGTTACAGGGTCCGGATGAAAGAACTCCACGCTCGGAACCGGAAGGGGATCTTCATCGGGGCCACGATTCTTTAAAACCTGAATATCTGCAGCTACTACGTCGCGCGGCTCCGTAGAATCATTCACAACATCCAGTTTGAAGGTGTATTGATCAGGGTCCCATTTGAGAGGGTTCTTCACATGAATCGGTAAAAGTCCAATGCGATGCGCGAGCATCTCATTGCTCATAGGCGTGCTATTCTTAGTAATAATCACGTCGCCGCTGCTACCATTATCGGCAATATCGGCGGCAAAAGCAACCGTTTCCACTTCCGTGATCATTGCGCGACGAAGAGTATTTGCATATGTTACATGGGTTGGGGATAGGCGGAAACGGATTTCTGTTGCACTATCTTGCTGTAAATCATTAAAGACTGCGCCAGGAGGGGGTTTCGCAACTGCAGGAGCCGCTGCTGCTGCGCGTGCCGCTGCCGCCGCCGCACGTCGTTCTGCCATTGTTTTCGGGACAGCGGATGACATTCTACTTGATAGCTTCTTATTGCTATAGCGTCCTCAATTTTAGGCAGCCAATCGCGGGGGGTGCGTTTTAACTTCCCGGTAGCACTATAAAGAAATAATAGTGGGTTAGGCCAATGAGCAGTCAGGCTACAAACATATGCTTTTATAGCAATAAATGCCAGTGGTCGAAAGCGTTCATTAGTGAGCTGGCTAAGACACCATGGAAGGGGCAATTTCGGTTTATTTGCGTCGATCCTGGGCCGAATCGTCCGCAGCTTCCTTCATGGTTGAAGAAGGTGCCAACGATTGTTATTGCAGGAGAGGCAGAACCCCGGACAGATTCGGATGTTATGAATTGGTTAATGGAAAAACGGTTGAAGGAGGGTGGATCTACACAGACGGGCGCTCCTCCTGCTGCACCTGGCTCTGCAGAGCCTGATCCCTTTAGTATGCTAGAGAATGTTAGTTTCGCGAAGGGATTCAGTTATAGTGGCATTGATGTCGATACAAGCTCGCAAGGGACGGGGGGGACAACTATTCCTGGTGCATTCTCTTTTCTCAATGAATCTCCTTCGGATGCGGCCCTGTCGGTTCCCGCGGGTGGACAGGGCCAGATGAGTTCCCAGCGCCGGTCGAAGAAGGAGGAAATGTTCGATAAGCAAATGGAGGCCTATCAGCGGGATCGCGAACAGGGGATGCCGAAGGGGCCTGGACGTATGTAACGTGCTGCGCATAACAGTATCATCTCTAAGTTCTCAACTTTCTTGAAAACTTAGAGGAGTTGCGATATTTTTTCAGTGTGCGTCTTGGCTTGCCACCACCGCCTTGTGATGCCAAGTCCCACATATCCATATTCATTATCAGCATTGTACCATCTGCCCCCTATTCGTATAAATGCTAATATATGATTAATAACGCCTTTTTCAGTAATGTGATATACAACGGCAACACATTCTTTATTATCAATGACCGGTATATATTCATATCCTTCTACTATAACATCGGGCAGTTCTGTATCATCGCTAAATTGTTTAGGCCGTGATCCCGCAACTATAGCATCGTGTTTGCAAAAATAATTTAATATGCGTTTGATTACTCGAAAATATTTGTTTTGGTGACAAACCTTATAGTTTGCGGCACCTGCATCTTTAAAAAAGGCTTCAGATGCTTGTATACCCTTTCCTGTTTTAGACACCCTTCGCGAAGGCATTTTAGCCATTTACTAAGAACCCCTATTTTTAAAGCGTGGGTCGCGTTCAAACGAATCTAAAGCGTAATCACTACTTTCTTGTAGAAAGCAATGAGTGCGCTTGGAGCATTTAACACCCAGCTCATCCGGTTTTTTGAGGATTTGACCGAGACATTTCCGGAAGAGAGGGATATTAAAATGGCTCTGGAGGCCGTTCAGGCTGCGAAGAAAATCAATCCGAAAATGATTCTGGATCTGTTCTGGGAGAATGTCTATATTGATCTGCATGAGCCGATTAGCCGCGAGGATGACGAGGCCGTGATTGCTTTTGCAAAGTCCAAGATCAATACGCAGTATAATGAGATGTCTCCGGCGCTTCTTATTTTTGATAAATACTGGCCGGCGATGACGGATACGAACCGCTCATCCATTTGGAAGTATCTTAAAGTGTTATGTGTTTTGTCAGAAAAGGCACGAGCGGGGCGCCTGTAAAGGCGGCGTAAAGACAACCTAATATCACTTCAAAGACTATACAAGAGATGGAGACGAGCCCTTTGCATGCCACGTTCCAGAAGAAGTATGACGAGTTTATTGTTGATTTGCGTGGGACATTTCCGGAATTGGAGAAGCAGTTGGCGGTGGCGGCGGCGCTTCGTCTTCCTGCGAGTTTGAATCGCTACAAGGCCGAGGTGGCTCGCAAGAATCCCGAGATGGCTGATATTAAAAAGTGTCCTGGGACGGTTCTTCCCGGTGTGAAGATTACGGAGGAGTTATGGGCGGCTGCGGGAGAAAAGACTAAGCAGGCGGTGTATGAATATACTTCTATTCTCGGCCTGTGAGCGATGTATGATGGCGGGTTTGAGGAGTTCGCAGGCGATCCTGAAAAGATCAAGGCGTGGGCGGACAATGTGACGAAGGAGTGGCGTAATCGGATGGATCGCGTGGACTTTGATTCTCTTGGGGATAAGTTTAAGAAGATGTTTGGAACGGATGGTGCGATGCCGAAGTTGCCAGAAAAGTTCTTGAAGGGGAAGCTTGCGAAACTCGCGGAGGATCTTGTCCGTGAATTCAAGCCTGAGGATTTCGGACTCCGGCCTGAAGATTTGGCGGCGGTGGAGAAGGATCCCACGCGTGCTTTCGAGATTTTGATGCAGGCCTCGGGATCGAATCCCGACATGTTACAAAAGGCGATGTTGCGTGTTGGAAAGCGTCTTCAGGAGAAGGTGCAGCGGGGGGAGTTGAAGCCAGAGGAGTTGGCGGCGGAGGCGGAGGAGTTGATGAAGGATTTTCAGGGCAACCCGGCTTTTAGTGAGATGTTAGGTGCTTTCCGTTCCGCATTCTCTTTTGAGGACCCGGATCTCGCCCGTGCTGCTGGTCGCGATAATGATGGCCGCCTTGCACTTGTTAGAAGTAGGTTAAGAAAGAAGTTGGCGGCAAAGAAGGCTGCAGGAAAATGATAAATAAGCACATCACGGTAGAGGGATCTTGATACTATGAAGTTATATCCAGTATGCGATCCGTATGTTTGGGAATACCCGAAAGTTCTTCTCCAGACTGGGTTTCTAGTGAGAAAGCATCGACACGGGAGGTGCGCAAGTGAATATGTCAATAATATGATATTTGTGTTTTCCCTCGCTTTTGCGCTAGGAACAATTGCAACCGTGTGGTTGGAGGAAAATAGGCCGCTTGTTGTCTTATTGGGGTTGGCGGTAATATATTTATTACCATCTGCCTGGGTTCTTTTAGAAATTCAAACAGAGCGCGAGGGATTTACTGATGCTAAACCATGGTATAATGATGAGGCTCCTTCTAAGGCGGATGATGTCGTGGAGGTATATGATGAAATAGGGCTGGGGGCATCTCTTCATAGGAGGACTCTCCCGACAGCGGTCAATCCGTTTATGAATGTTCTGATCGATGAGATCAAATACAGTCCTACACGTCCAGTGGCTACATCTATCACGGACCCTAGTGTCCGGGTGCAGTTGGACGATTTCTTCCGGACAGAATTCAATGCAGATCCCACGGATGTGTTTGGAAAGACGCAAAGCCAGAGGCAATTTGTATCCATGCCGAGCACGGGTATTCCGAACGACCAGGGTTCTTACCAGAACTGGCTGTATAAGATACCTGGTAAGACATGTAAGGAGGGTGGCCGGGAGGCATGCCTCCCGGGAACGGATGGGGGGGCGATTCCTTGGCTCAATGTCACCCCTGCTTGAGCAGGGGATCCACATAAGGGAATTTTACTCCCGAATGTCACCCCTGCCTGAGCTTAACGCTTCATCTTTTGTGTCAGAACCCTCACCCCCTTTTTGCAAGAAAACTTACGCAAAGTCTTCCCCCGAGTCTGGAGAACACTTTTCGTACATATTGCAATACTTGCCGATTTCCTGCTTTGAGGTGAAAGATAGTGACGACCCTTATAATGGACTTTTCCCACAAGAAACATACTTTTCCGGACCGCTTTGATACAATCGCAAAACTTCTTGGAGAGGGAGCGGCTACGGGTTTGGACCATTCTATTTATTTCATATCTTATTCTATCGCTACCATTCAGAAGAGAAATGCAGGTGAATCGTCTTACACACCCGAATGACGATGAGAGTGGCATCAAGCAGTATTTCACACAGTCTATAGGCCCCGGCGCTTATACTTTGACGAACTTAGTGCCGAGTGCGCGCGAGGTGAATCCTCTGGCTGCGAAGGAACTTTTAATGTATGCACGGGAAGGCTACGGCGCGAATAATTCTCAGATAGATGCGGAGTCTGTTCTGAAGAACCAGCCTGAATTCAACAATAATCGTTGTAATATTCGTGCGCAGGCCCGGCCGTTTCTCGGTGTTCCCTATATGGGCGGTGGCCGTGGTAATGCTGAGGTGGAGAGCCTTCTCCTACATTCCGAGCAAGTTCGGCAGGGTAAGGAGTGTGGAACAGTAACTGAGCAACAGTTCGATGGTGTTTTTACTCCTTTGATTCCCATGGTAAAGGATAATATCCAGAAGCCTGAGAATCTCATAACTGAAATGGCGTCGCCCGGTTGGATTCGTGGCGGTCTGCCCAGTCGCTCCTATATCCGTGACGTGAATTGTTAATATGCGTAAATAATATAATGTCGTCGCTTACACGTAAGGCATATGGTAAGCGTCGTCGTAATGCCACCCGGCGTTCGCAGAGGGGCGGTAATCATAGACATCGTTATGTGAGGGTCAATCCCCGTAGTTTGGGCGGTTTATGCATATGTAGTTGTGGTGCCTGGAAATATGGTTGCTAATACTTATCTAGAAAGAGAATGGCATCTCTATCCGAGGCATATCCTGCTCCGAACAGTGCTGCTGCATTAAACGAAAGGGCTGAGAACCCGCAGCGTTATGATCAGCTCCCCGAGTTTGTCCGTCATGTAAAAGAGCGTCGGCATATGCTGGGAATTGTGGGCGGCAATGAAGTGAGTCGTGCAGCAGGTGATATGGCCGACTTGGAGTCTGACTTGCTTGGTATCACTCGCCCGATTTCCAATGCTGCAATACGCCATCATTTACCTCCCAAGGGAAAAACGGAGATTATCCGCGAAAACCCGAAAATGACCTTAGTTATTGATGCGAGCTTGGTTGATTTACCTGCATACCAGCAATGGGCATATCCTGCAGTTATGGCGCCAGAACCTTTACGGAAGGAGACATGTTCTCGGCCTGAGAAATATTGAATCACGGTAGCAAGAGCCCCATGGCATTATCAGTAAAACAACAGGCTCTGACGCGTGGAAAGTTTGATGATTTCCACCAAGTGGATGATATGCGCATTACATCGTATGCACTCCGTTATTATTTGAATCCTCCGGATGCAAACTGTCCTGTAAGTTTTCCGATAAATGCGACAACGAGGATTCAGCAATCGGGGGCGAGTTGGCCTTCCGGAATGTGGAAGACAGATGTGGAATCCGATTTGAAGGGTATTAATCGGTTTGGTTCTCGTATTAAGGCTGTGCTATACAATCCTGATACAAACGTCATGAACAATACTCCTTTGGAGGCAGCAGCGGATGAAACGATGCCGATGCTTTTTCAGCGCCTTGTAAATCCTCCATGCACCCTCCGTGGAACAGGATGGAATCGCTGGGAGGCGCTTGCCCATCAACCGCAGGTGACGTTTGAAACCCCCTTCGACTTTTTTATTCCGTCTCGCAGCTTGGATAAGGAGCGTTGTAAGACACATGGTGGCATTGGTACGGCGTAATGCACATCACGGTAAAGTTTTTTCGTTTCAACCCCTTTAAAGGATTTGAAACGAAAGGATATCACGTTACGGACCCGTCATTTTGACCCCACAGGATAGTAGAGTATGGAAGCTGCAGCCCTTTTTGTAGCAGCTGCGGCCCTCTTTGGGGTAGTTGTTAGAAATTCGGAACCTGAGAAGGAAGCTTTTGAATCGGCTGTACCACGTGGAACAGCAGCAGATCCTCTTACACAAGCGGCGCGCGGGGCAAGTGTAACCGGTCCCCCGCAGCAGATTGATCTTATGTATCAAAACCTCATGAGTCAGCCTGTTCCACCGAGCGAGCCAAATCCCGGCATACAAGGAACTCTAATGAACTATGCGCCCCCGCCGATTCGAACGGCTCCGATGATGCCCAACCTTCAACCACGCCCAGAACCGATTGATACGGCTACAGCGAGTGTTGCAATGAATCCGGCGGGCATTCAGGCCAAACCAAACTATTTAGATGGCGAATTCATAACAAGTGAGCTAACGGGTAGTCGTGTTGCAACATCTGATTTTACACACAATAACATGGTCCCCTTTTTTGGTGGCCGTGTTCGTCAAAATGTGGGTGCGCAAACAAACTCGGGAATTCTTGACACATATACTGGCTCGGGTGTTACACAAATTTCTAAAAAGGAGATTGCGCCTATGTTTGATACTGCGCGCGCGCCTTTCGGCAACCCCTTTGGAATGGAAGATCAAACGGACTTTGTGCAAAGTCGTATTAATGATCCTCGTAGTCGTGCAGGAGAACGTCCTTTCGAGCCGGTGCGTGTTGGACCCGGTGTGAATGAAGGATTTGCTGCGACAGGTAAGGGCGGATTCCAGCAGTTTGAAGTAAATCAATATATGATTGACAATATTCGTAGAACAGATGACCTGCGCACAAGTGATAACCCTAAAGAGACCTATAATCAACCGGTGGTTCCTGGGCAACATTTTATTGGCACATCCGCCCAAGAAGCGGGTGAAGTGAGAAAATATCGCCCCGATAAATTCTACATTGATGAAAGTGGGGAACGCTTCTTCGTCACTACAGGCGATGTTATCAAGGAGGCTACGCGCCCCATTCAAGTTCTCAAACATACATCGCGTCCCGAAACAAACTCTGATGCTATTGGCCCTGCTACTGCGCAGGAATTCGGCGAGTCTTACGTCACTGGCTCGTATCGTGCGCCGATGGTTCAGCAATATGGCGGAGCTGGATATCGTAATGCTGATATGACTTCTTATACAACGGCAAATACAGATGCGCCAGAGGCCGATTATGGGCGTTCAGGGTATGAAGTGCGGCCGAATGAGCGTAATTCTACAAGCGAGCGGACGATGGGTCTCAACTTAGTGCCCGCTGAAGCGGGTGCTCTATCCATTCACTACGAGGATACCAATCGCCCTACTCGTCGTCAGGAAATGGTGGGGAATATTCGCCAAACTGGTGTGGCAACTGGTTACGCGCAGGGAGCACCTGCTGTTACGGTGTGGGATCCGAATGATATTGCGCGCACAACCGTTAAGGAGGGAACTATTAATTTGAACTGGTTTGGCCAGGCTGCACCTGCTGCAGATGGTGCGACCCGTCTCAAAGTATATGATCCAGATGATATCGCTCGCCCTACACAGAAGTCGCAGCTCACCAATAAATCGGAGTATTATGGTCCATCTAACTCGGTCAATAAGGATTTCACCAGCCATGATGCAGCCTATAATATGCGCCTCAATCCTAATAAACAGGAGATTGCTTTAGGGCGTGATCCCATGCACGGTAATGGTGGTTCTCTGGCTGTATTCGATGGGCATATTCATCAGACAGCCAAGAAGATTGATGCCGATATTGTAAATGATCGTGCTAATGCTGTAAATCGTGTTGCAGGCATTCCTACTGGCGTGGGCGACATTGGCTATGTGCGCCCCCGCGTCCCCCTGAAGTTGGATGTAAGTCGCCAGCGCAACAGCCCGGATATGGTTGCGGCTGTAAATTCTAATCCTCTGATGGCCTCGCAAAATCTTGCATATAATGCGAGTCACGACGAACAACTACTACAAGAAATGTTGGCAACTATATAGAATGGGTGCAGGGGCAAGTACTAATAGTAGGGGCAAAATTAACCCACGCGAACTAGAAGCGAATGTTGAAGAAATTAAAGCGGAATACTTAAACTTCGGAAAAAAGATACAGGGATTGAATCAACATATTAAAAAGGGTAGGGGAGCTTCGGCGATTACTTCCTCTTTACAGGAGAAGTTTAATCAAATTGACGATGCACTTGGGCAATCAGGGGGTTTCGCGCAATCGCTGTTAATGGGTGCAGAACCGAGTGGTTTAGGATTATCCGCAGAAGAACTAAATAAAGAAAGTGTTGAAGATATTTATAAAGTTATTCAAACGGTTATCGCTGCTCAACAGGGGGGGCCTGCTCAACAGGGGGGGCAACGGAAGAAAAAGCGCGCGCAGAAAAATACTCGTCGCCGGCGTCGCACTTAAACTCTTCACTGCGATCCTCAATAGGAATGGGATCAAAACAACCCTGGAAAGGTGCGCTACTTGTTAGTGGGGAACCTGGCACGGGAAAAACTCGGTGGATTCGTGAAGAGGCCGCGGTTGTAAGAGCAAAACTCTTTCGATGGAACGCACGAACGGATCGAAGTTTGAGAGAAGGACGAGAGATTCTACATCAACAGGTGAGATCAAAGGAGCGCCTGTTCGTGTGGATTGAGGGCGCCGATGATCTTACACAGGAGGCACAGGCATTTCTGCGTAGGATCCTGGAGACTGCTGCGCCGAGTGTAACATGTGTTTTGGAAGTGCGGGAACTTTGGAAACTCTCCCCGCCTATTTTATCTAGATGCACTATCGTATCAATGCGTTCAGAACAGTCATATAGGACCAACAGGAACAAAACAATTGCTGGGGCCATGGGTATCTTAACAGATTCTCCGCGAATGAATGAACTCCCGGCGTGGAAGGATATTGTACAGTTGAGAAAAGATGGATGTGACCCGTATAGGATATTAGACTTGATCATTCAGTTATATGGCGCAGAAGATATGTTAGTTCATGAATGTATCCGAGCTATTGGGAGTGGGTCATCGCCATGGATTCAGATTAGCCATTTTCTTCTTAGAGCTCCGCTGCCGCGTCCTATTTCGGTTTGATAACTCCTCCTATATTTCAGATATTTCAACGAATGGATATTACTGGTGAAGGGATTAGCGTATATTCAGAAGCAAAGGGGGAATATACGAAACAACTGTGTCAATATATGCTTCCCGCATTACAACAGTATTTTCTTGATATGCTTGAAGATGCAAAACAAAAAGAGCCTGACAACAAGAAAGTATTGTTAAAATTTCAACAGTTGTTTGAAGATGTCCCGGATTGGAATGCAGATAAAGTTCAGCGTGAGACTACAACGCTTGCGAACTCGACGCAGTGCGATTATCTTGAGGAGTTACTTACTGCAGTATTTATTGCCCACACAAAGATTCTTTCTGCGATTCGGTTATCATCTCGGCAAAAGAAGCTTCATATCACTATTCCTAAACTCGATCACTTTCTTCACAGGACATTGATTGAATGTTCTCGCTTGTTGTGGAGTAACACCTATTTATTTTCAATGAATGCACCCTCTATGGAGCGTCAAAAGAACTTGCGTCAGATCGAGTCTATTTTGCACAATGGGATTCAACAGGCCATTAGAAGTATGTTGCCTGTGAAGAATATTCTTCGGGAGTATTTGCGTGAGGAAGATGATGAGGAGGTGGATGAAGAAGAAGCGCCTCCCACCACTGCGGTCGAGCCCGAGTCAAAGCCTGAGCATGAGTCCAAGCCCGAGCCTGAGCCTGAGCCTAAGTCCAAGCCTGTGCCTGAGCCAGAGTCCAAGCCTCTGCCTGAGTCCAAGCCTGTGCCTGAGTCCAAGTCCGAGAAAAAGGAGGAGAAGCCTAGTTCATCTGCAGCCGAAACAGGACCGGTGGTCTTTACGGGTATAGATACCAGCCAAACACAGCCTGTAGAGGAATTCAAGGAAGCGCCTGAAACAGAGATATTTGAATCGGATGGCGAGGAGATAAAGATTTTAGATGGTTCTCCGGAGCCGATGGATGGTTTTGAGGAACTAGATAAAAAGGATGAAGTTCTTCAAATGGAGTTTGAGGAACTTTCTTAAGCGCGGTGGCTGCAGCGTTTTTTATTCCTGTTTAGCGGCCAGAATGTCACAAACCCCCCTAGTCTCTGGAATGATATTGGGAGGAGTCGTTATTTCGGCACTAGGTGCGGCGAGCACGAAGTTCTTAGAAGAGAAAAATCCTTCGGTAAAAAGCCTTGGGCGCGATTTTATTGTTGGGGCGGTAATGGTTGCAATGATTATTCAGCTTCTTCCTGAATCATCTACAAGCGCTATTGAATTCCTATTGAATCTTGTTCCTCTAACACTGTTTGTAAATAAGAAAACAGAGGTAGTTGAAGCGGCTAGTGACGATGTTGAAGTGAAGGTGGGGGTTCCGAAGTTCTAAGGGTAAAATAGAATGTTCGGTTTTCTGAAAACGCTGAAAAACAAGGGGAGGCGATATTTATTTGGTAATAGAGGCAAGTGGAATGCACCTGGAGCTACAAGAAGATTGAATAATGGATCTAGTGCAAAACGCACATTGCTTGGTCGTATTAAAAACAAGGCAGGGGATTTCCTTTTTGGAACAAGACAAAATCGGAAACTTTCTGGTAAATTAAAAAACTCCTTGGAAGCATTTATAGAGGAACGCATTCCAGGGTTAGGTCTTACGAAAAGTCGCCAGCACGAACTAACACGAAATGAGAGTCGAGCCATTTTTGCGCAGCAGGCTGCGCGTGAAGCGGCTGCGCAGCTCGCAGAAATTAGAGCCGCAGTTGGGGCGGCTGGGGTGGGGCTTGAGGCGCAACCGCACAGTCCCCGAACGGCGGCGGCTTTGAAACGGGCGGAGGGGCGCTTGGCGGCGGCGGAAGCAGCAGCCGATATATTTCCGGGATTGCGCTCAGAAAGGGGGGGAATGGTATGGCATGAAAACCCTTTAATACAGGCGCGGCGTGCGCGTGCTCGGCAAGCTCCCCCCCCTTCAGAGCGCGTATAAAAGGACCAACGGTGCGCAGGTTAGTGGAACGCATTGAAGGTGCAAGGACGCGGAGGCGCCGCAATTAAGCATGTTGCCATATGATGTTACCAAAATTACCGTGTTGTAAGCACACCACGGTAATTTTATATGTATCAGTAATAGAATGACGGGGATTTTAAACCTTTTAAAAGGCGCAAAAAATCGAACAAGGCAAATTTTCATGGGTAATAGAGGCAAATGGAATGCAGCTGGGGCTACAAGAAAAATGAACAATGGATCTAATGCAAAACGCACGTTGCTTGGTCGTATTAAAAATAGGGCAGGGGATTTCCTTTTTGGGACAAGACAAAATCGGAAACTTCCTGGTAAATTAAAAAACTCCCTGGAGGCATTTATAGAGGGGCGCCTTCCAGGGTTAGGTGTTACAAAAAGTCGGCAACATGAAATGACTACGAAAGAAATAAACGCAGCGTGGGACAAATTTACACGTGCTTTTACGCACACTCATGTTTGCAACCCTGCTAGGACAGGCCGCTAGACCTCCTCCCCCCCCAGAACCTATGCTTTTTACTGTTCCCGCTCTAAACGATATGGCCCCCGCATCGCCCGCGCTGTCCTTTCGCATGGCGAGAAGTGCTAATAACAACGGAAGCCCTCTCGCGGCGGCGGCTTTTGGATTGCCACCACCACCCGCGCGTGTTCATCGTCCGATGAGATTACGCTACGCGCTACCGCCTCACCACAAAAGATAAGCGACCCCTGCTAAGCCCCACCGTTAAGCAAACAGCTGCCACTTTTTCACATCCTCGCCGATTTCTGACGGGTTCACTTGGAACTGGTCAAAAACCGGCTGTTTGAACTGCTGGGACGGCACGGCCTTATGCACATATTGTGCAATATGTTTATAAAGATAAAAATCGGGATAACGTTCTTCACCAGAAGGTTCTATAAGAATATTACAGCCATTATCATCCATCATCCACGTCCATAAACAATTAAAAAGAGGAGATACAGTTTCATTCACTTCAAGTCCCTCCTCAGTGCTTATGACTTCACCCCCCTCCTTATCTTCGGGTGCATCAGGAAACAGCGCATTGAATAAGCTTACTGCAAGACGCGAGAGATCAAATGAGGGATTCGGTGGAATATCCTCTACTGGGCGCGGAACAAGAGGTTTGAAACTGTACTGCCCTTCTGCATCGTTTCCTGGGCGGAAATCGTCGCTGATAAATTGTGTCCCGTTGATTGTAAAGATAGCACGACCAAAATCTATAATACGGAAAAGTTTTCCAAACGTGGGGACTTTAAATACGGCGCCCGAACGTAATGTATAATACATGAACTCCTCCGTAGTGGGCGTCCAAACAACATTATTTGTGTGAAGATCATTATGCGTAAATCCAATGACAGCTTGTGCTACACTCAGGGCTGCAACAATCTGGAAAAGCCATGCCGACCAACGGAGTTCCCATTCAGGTGTTCCAGGCGTTGCACCCACCTCTTCAATATCATCTAATAAGGAATCCATTGTCCCTCTATTGTTTTGTATAGCGATCAGCATCACAGGAAAATCCTTCATTTCTGCGTAAATCTTGAACGGATCTTCCGATACACTTTCATCATTACTATCCTCCATTTCTTCCGCAAAAGATACAGATGACATTTCATCAGAATGAAGGGAATTCATTTCTCCAACTTCTACCTCGACGTTATCAGTTATATCAATTGCCTCGCTGGTATGCGAGTCTTCCGAGTCTGTTAAACTTTCTACAACAGAGGGCTCACGAAGAATCTCATTGAGTTTATCATTATCGATCGGTTCCTCAGATCCTTGGACATACAGTTCAAACATTCCATTCTTTTTACCATTCCAAAACCAGCGCGAATTACGAAAGCTGTCAAACTCTTCAGATAGATTATATCTATAAATATCTGCCGTTGCGCAAAATGCACCGTAAAACTCGTTGAAGTGGGGGGACAGGCCCTCCTCGCATAGGCGACCTAGAGCATAAGCGGCAATAGCCTCTACATACGCTTGATTCCAAGAATCTTGTAGCTTGGTCCATGCATTTGTCCATGTCTTATTATGCCATGGAAGCCCTGGTTCTTTAGGGAGACTATAACGCCCCTTCATCCAGCGAACCGGGTCTAAAAGGTGTGTTACCTTAAGGTAAGCTGGATGAACCTTTTTTTCTTCTAAAATCGAACCGGAAGTATCGATATTTTTCATTAAATTTAAAGAACATGGGCCGGATGTTCCAGATATGTCTATCCCGGTAATACGCCATTTAGAGTCGAGCCAAATATTATCGGTTGTATGTTTTGTTAGGCGGAATAACTTGGAAAGTGTCGGGAAGAAAGTTTGTAGTGAGGTGAAACCTCTTACATTTGCCAACTCTTTGGGAAAGGGGGCAATCCGGAAGCGGGGTGAAGGAAGGGTTATACCCCGGAGATTTGTGTGCATTCTTACCGGGTTTAATACCCTTTTATGGCGCGGTATGACGCACGCTGAAAAAAGTGATTTCCTGTATAGTTGTAATGGCCGCAGCAGTGAATGTATCATTGAAGAAGTTTGATATGCGCAAAATCCCACAAGATGCAGTAGTAATTTTTATTGGGCGCCGTCGCACAGGTAAATCGACATTGGTGCGTGACCTGTTGTTTCATCATCAGGATATGCCTCTTGGAACGGTGATCAGTGGCACTGAAGAATCGAACTCCTTCTACGGAAAGATGATTCCGCCGCTGTTCATTCACGGCGAGTTTTCCCCGATGATTCTTGCCAACTTCGTGAAGCGGCAAAAGATGATTATGGGCCGTATTCAGCGTGAGCAGCAAGGGGGGGGTAAGTCTCGCCTGGATCCGAGATCGTTTATGATTCTCGATGACTGTATGTATGATGACAGCTGGACACATGACAAGAATATTCGTTATCTTTTTATGAACGGTCGTTGGCTGAAGGTGTTCTTCATTATTACAATGCAGTATCCTCTGGGTATTCAGCCGGCTCTCCGGACTAACGTAGATTTCGTATTCATTCTGCGCGAACCCTATGCGACAAATCGCAAGCGCATTTTCGAGAACTACGCCTCGGCCTTCCCGAGTTTCGAGTTTTTCTGCCAGATTATGGATCAATGCACGCAGAACTACGAATGCCTTGTAGTGGATAATACGAGTCAATCGGCAAAACTAGAGGACTGTATTTTTTGGTATAAGGCCGATATACACAATGATTTTCGGATTGGAGCGGCGGAGTTCTGGCAACACTCGGCAAACTACTTTAGAGACAAGCAGGAGGAGGATGATAATGCGTATGACCCGATGAATGCTCGTAGGCTGAAGGGGCCTGTCCTGAATGTTCAGAAAAAATCATAAATGTATTCTGTAGATGGAGGTTGAATTATATGGCCTCGGCATGCTTTTGCTTCTCGCAGTTATGCTACTGATTGCTGATAGGGTGTATAGGATTAATCCTATTTTATTTCGCCAAGGCTTTGCCGTCGCGGGCTATCCTCAACGTTGTGGAACTGATTTAGAACCATGCCCCTTTCCGAAACGTTGTATGAATGGATTTTGCTATTCAACAGATGAACCTCAAATGTATGATAGAAATCCCCTCCCGGTCTTGCCATAAATACTGCGTCCTAAAATAGAAATGAAACATCCTCGCGGCGCATATGGCTTAGTTGGGCTATTCGTTGTTTTGTTAGTGGCTGTTTCTGTTCTTCCTTGGATTCGTAGGACTTTTGCGCGTTCTTTTCCCGAAGGCTTTACGGACAGCCGTCCTGTGGACTGCAAGGGAGTGACTTGCAAGGAGGGGGAGTTCTGCCAGGAAAATGTGTGCAGAAGCCGGTCTATTTCGTATAGCAACAACTATTTTGACAACGGGGATTCTGTAAGCAGTTCTTAACGACGAGTTTTATATGAAATATGAATAGAAATGCCCCCCGCTGATATAAGAAACAATAACACCAATCCCGCGACACTTAAAAGGGAGGTTCAAGCAGGGCTTCGGCGTAATCCTAAGATGTGGGGCGGTGAACGCTTTCGCCCAACTGGAAACAATAACTTTAGGACATTGCGTGCACGTTCTAGAAGGCTTAGCGTGATTGCGTGCACGTTCTAGAAGGCTTAGCGTGAGAAATCGCGCTCGTTTAGGAAGTTTAGGTCTTTTATGGCGCAATAACAATGACAACAACAATAACAATAACAATAACAGAGGGCGCTTCCGCTCTCGCAGTACACGACGCTCGCGTCGTTGATTATTTTCGTGCGTTAAAATAGAAATGGGTTTCCGGCTGAAAAACGCAAAGAAGTTTCTGGGTAATTCTACGAGAAAGTCGATGGGATTTTTGAAGGGAGTGGGGAGACGGTCTATCAGCCTTGTAAAGAAGGTTGGTAAAGGTTCTCTGGGCCTTTTAAAGAAGTTCGGCGGCATTAAGCTGCGTGGCCGCAGCCTCACACGTCGTGTGGGCAATGCCTACAAGGGGCTGAGCGGCCTTGCGGGAATGACCGGCAAGCGCATTATGAACAGCCTGAAATACGTGCGTAAGCTCACCCGCAGACGCTAAATAATTAGAGGCCTTTTACGCCGATGCACCTGACAAATCAGTATTGCCAGATGCTTTCGCCGCCGCCTCAGTCTTCCGTTGAATAGCGAGGTCTGCGGGGCCAGCCGAGCCGAACATGTCGGAAAAACTCTCCGACTTCTCCGCGGAATCAGATACAACCGTGATTCCTGACTCACCCACTGTCGCCTTCTTGGAAGATGCACGTCCCCGCTGCTCACGATGAAACTGCTCGCGAGCCTCCTCGTTCTCCTTGTATTTCTTCATGAGATTGTTGAGCTGATCCTCCGCATACTCCTGCTCCGGAACATCCGCGGGCTCCGGATCCCACGGGAGCCACTTCCCGACCTCTCCTACGAAAATATTGTGAAGAGGATCCTGGCGCTGCAGCTTTTTAGAACGCGCAACAGCCTCCCCCTGCGAGCCATAGACACCGCGCACCTTCAGGCCCCGAACCGTCGTGCGGAACTCATTCTTCGCAAAGAACTCATCCTCCAGCTTCGCCTTGCCTGCAAAGATAAAGTCATCATATGCCTCCTTCAACTTGCTCTCCTTCAGATCGCGCTCAGAATTCTTCACGAACTGGTGGAACTCGTCCATCATCGTATCAATGCGTACCTTCGACTTGCGACACACATCCGCCGCGCCACTGAGATCCTTGGCCAGTAACGAGTCCGCCTCGGCATCCAGCTTCGTGTTGAACTCCGAAGCCATCTTCATAAGATAAGCCTCGAGCCCCTTTGTCCGGCTCTGGAACTCATAGGTCTGCAGGAAACGCTCGAAGAAAAAAAGGTTCTTGTCGGCGAGAACCTTCTCCGGACTCAGGAAACTCAGAAGACAAAACTTCTGTCCGGAAATCTCTGCATCCTCCTCAAGGAAATCCTCGCGATCGGTGGGGCTTGACATTCTGTTCTAGGCTATAGTGTTCCCTTTAGACGGATTTACGCGACAGCCGAATAGGCCACCGCGACAGCCAAGCGCGGTAGAAAAATCTATAAAGCAAATATAGAAGGTTATGAACGCCACGTCCGAGATAATCAATCGTGCGATCAAGTATCTGGTGGAGGGTCTGTTCGTGGCGGTGGCCGCGATTTTCGTGCCGCGTCACAAGCTGCCTTGGGATGAGATTCTGACTCTGGGTGTGGTGGCGGCGGCGGTGTTCGCCATCCTGGATGTGGTGTCCCCGAGCATTGGGGCCACCGCTCGCCAGGGCGCGGGCTTCGGCATTGGCGCCAATCTCGTCGGCTTCCCAGGAGCCCGCCTATAAGGCGGGCACTTAGTTAGACGAGAATGGTGTCAATACGTACATTCCGACTCACTTTAGTGAGTCGGAATCGGTATTGGCGCCAATCTCGTCGGCTTCCCAGGTGCCCGCTTGTAAATAGACACATTTACAATACCAAACTTAGGCGCAGCGCGCCTAACTTTAGTATTTAACAGTTTTCAACGAAATAGATGAGCTCGTGGAATGCAGCAGCCCCCGCTGCACCGCCCCGCTTAGGATATCATCAAAAACTGCCCGCAGGAACCTTTAAAGCTACCAAAGAACCGAGCACCGTCGTATCGGCCTATTACGACATGAAATCGAAATATGACCCCGAGCGTTATAGGGGCTGGATACGTCTTTTCCTCGAGTCTACCGACTGCTACATGATATTTTTTACAGAGGCCACGCTCGCCCCGTTCATTGAGGATTGCCGCAAAGGAAAGGAGGATAGGACGCGCGTAGTTATTTTACCGCGGGAGGAGTGGACTGCAAATACGGCATTCCCTCCCGGATTTTGGGAAAAGCAGCACGCCATTGATGTGGAGAAGAATATTCACTCACCTGAACTCTACAAGGTCTGGTATGAAAAGAAGGAATTCGTCAAACGGGCCATTGCGCTGAATCCCTTTGGCCATTCCACGTATGTTTGGGCGGACGCGGGTATTATACGCAGCCCTGAGATTCGTGATCTCGTGGCGAAGAATTTCCCAGTAACAGAACGTATCCCTACTGACCGTATACTTGTGTTCAACAGGTGGCCCTATGTCCTTGCCGACGAGAAGGACGTGGTTTTTCCGGGAAATATTCGTATAAAGCAGCCCTATGCAAAACCGCGTGTAATGGCCGGCATTTTAGCGGGCTCCAAAGAAGCGTGGTCACGTTGGGACAGTCTATACGACAACTGTATACAACGTTTTATTGGCGCAGGCCTGTTCGTTGGAAAGGAGCAGAATATTATGGGCGTAGTGGCAATTGAATCCAAGGATGCCGTGTCATTATTAGATCTTCGTAAGATTTGTCCTGAGCCGTGGTTCTACCTACTCCTCTATTTGGGTGTAAGCGAGCCCCTGTATAAGCTATTTCGCAGTGAAACCGCGAATAAAATTAAGGAGACGTATGCGGGTCTTTTGCTGCGCATTCGGCCATAAACTTCAAATGACGCTTGCTCTCCATATGAATTTTCTCATGGTTTGCTGTGTATTTACCTCCACAATCACATGTATGTGATTCTGAAAGTTTAGCACTATTTTGCAGCCGATAGGCCTTGGCATATTCCTTTATCTTTTCCTTATTGGCGTCGCGATAGGCCTTGAACTTTTCCTGGATCACTTCTTTATTCGCCTCATAGTATTCTTTGCCGCGGGCCTGGATTACCTCCTTGTTCTCCTCTGCATATTTCTTACGTGCCTCAGCTATCTTTTCAGCATTCTTTTCGGCCCACTCCTTTTTCCGCTGCTTAACCTGTTCTTTATTGGCTTCCACATATGCCTTCTGCTTTTCTATGATCTCTGTCTTATTCGCCTCATAATGGGCCTTCTTCTGAGCTTTCACTTCTTCTGGGTGTTCCGCAGCATACTGCCGGCTATATTCTGCCCTCTCTGTTGCGTTTTCCTTTCGGTAGTTGGCCTGGTAGGCGTCTACCTTCTCTTTATTAGTTTGGAGATACTCTTTTTGTTGTTTTAGTAACTCCTCTTTAGTTAAATGTGCTTTATTAATATTTAGGCACAAAGGGTCTGCTAAAGATTGCTTAATATATTCATTTTCTCTCTTATAGAGTTCATCTCTTATTTTAAAGGATACTTCTTCAATACATACTATTTTTACTGTATCCCATCCGCATGCAAGAATATGCTGGTACACTTTACGATCAGGGTTCAGAACTGAATGTTGCTTGTGATGATATAACCTATATTTTAAATCGGACTTCGTAGAACCTATATAATAGTGTCCATCATCGCATAAAAGTTTGTATACCTGTCCGCTATAGGTAACCTCACTATTTTCTCCAGCCATTCTATATATACTCCGGTGAGATTTTTAAGTAACCGGGGATGCCGATGAGATTTTCGGTTTCTGTTTTGATGTCACTACATCCGTCATAAATACAATATCTCATACGCTACGGATGAACTGCCATGCCAGGTCTGCGCAAATCTTTTCCCAGATCTTATCCTGCACATACAACTTGTCACGATTCTTCAAAAGAGGAAACGACGACAAATACTCGTCCAGGTCCAGAAGCTCGCAGAATTTGTAGAGAACATAGGAATACGACAAAAAGTTGCTCCGATCCTTGGGGCAGTTCTTCTGGAACGACGGCTGAATCTCTTTGAACATGTAGCGCAGTTTCTCCTCCACTTCGCGGCTCATTACGGGCGCGTTCTGGCCATTCAGATGGTTGATAATATGGGGGACGTGCTCATAATATTTATTGAATTTCAGTTTCTTCAGAATCTCACGCACCTTTTGGCGTGAAAGAGTACGATAATCGAGGACACGTTCCTTTTTGAGTTCTGCGCAAATGGCCTCATATACTTCGCCAGGAATCTCTGTGCTCTCTTTTGCCTGGAACTGTGCAAGCCATTCATTGAAATGGTTAATGCGCTTATAAGCGTAGTAACTGACCTCACGCGGAGGATCTTTGTAACTAGGCTTATCCGAATCTACTAAAACGAATTCTTGATAGCCGCATTCTGTGCAAGTAAATACGGCCTCATTTACACTGAAAATCATCTCCTTTTTACAATATTCACATTCCCCATATGGATCATTTTCAATCTCGTTTGTTCCGCGAGCGTGTTCAGGATGCACCTTCAGTAAATACTGTTCAAGAAGTTTGTCACGGCGATGAAACTCTCCAGAAGCTGCTGTGGTCGCCGCCGAAGCCACGGGTGTTGCCACAACTACAGGATTTTCCGCAGCCGATGCAGTTTCAAGCGCTGCTAAAACAGATCCAGGCTTTGCCTTTGTAGATATACGTTTCACAGCTGGCTCAACCCCGTTTTGGATCTTTTCTTGCGCCTCGTAATAATTATACAAGATTTCTCCCGTGTCGAGAAAATAATCCATAAACTCATTGCCCCCCTTTCGCTGCTCAATATCTTTCTGAATATCGCGAATACGCTTCTGCAGTTGTTCATATTCTATTTCATCGGTTATAATACGGCACCTTTGCTGCAGTTCTACTATTTCTTGCTGCAAGGCTGTAATACCATCCTGCTTTTCTAAAATCCCCTGGATTTTTACACGATGTAGCGAATCAAGAGTAGTTCTTGCCTCAGGATTGCTACGCTTGGTGGGTCGAATTTTGAAAAAGGCATCCTGGGAGCGAGAGTGAGAGAGCCCAGACATTCTCTTGTTTGGTGAGATTTCCCTTTTAGGCAATTCCATTTTTGTGCGCGGTTTCTAAAAAAAGAAGTCCCCGGCACGTCGTCTAAAATGTGGGTTAAAAAGCATAAACACCCCGGCTTCGCTAAAATCCACCCATTTGTCAAAAATTATTTCTGGGGAAGGGGTATAAACAAATATGACTGGTGGTGGTTTGATGCAGCTCGTGGCCTACGGCGCGCAAGACGTGTATCTGACGGGCAACCCGCAGATTACCTTTTTCAAGGTGGTGTACCGCCGCCACACCAACTTCGCCATGGAGTCCATTGAGAACCCCTTCAACGGCTCTCCTGGCTTCGGCAAGCGTGTGACCTGCACGATCCAGCGTAACGGCGATCTGATCCACCGCATGTACCTGCAGGCGACCCTGCCCCAGGTGACCCTCCAGGCATCTGACGGCTCTGGTGCGCAGTTCCGCTGGCTGAACTGGGTGGGCCACAACCTGATCAAGTCCGTGGAGATTGAGATCGGTGGCCAGCGTATTGACAAGCACTACGGCAACTGGATGCACATCTGGAATGAGCTGACCCAGGAGGCGGGCAAGCAGGCCGGCTATGCGAAGATGGTGGGCAACGTGCCCGTGCTGACCAACCTGCTGGTGCAGGGTGGCGAGGGCTGCGACGATGACTGCGTGGGCGGCGAGGTGACCTGCGCCCCCGCCTACACTCTCTGCATCCCTCTGCAGTTCTGGTACTGCCGCAACCCTGGCCTGGCGCTGCCTCTGATTGCGCTGCAGTACCACGAGGTGCGCATCAACCTGGAGTTCAACGACCTGCGCAACCTGTGCTGGGAGACCACGCCCCAGGTGACGTCCAACCTGCACACGATCCGCGACCGTGTGGCGGCGGCGAACCTGCAGGCGGCGTCCCTGTATGTGGACTACATCTACCTGGACACGGACGAGCGCCGTAAGTTCGCCCAGGTGTCCCACGAGTACCTGATCGAGACCCTCCAGTTCACGGGTGCGGAGTCCATCACCTCCTCGGCGAACAAGCTGAAGCTGAACTTCAACCACCCTTGCAAGGAGCTGGTGTGGGTGGTGCAGCGCGACTCGTTCGTGTCGTGCGACGACTCGGTGGTGAACGGCTGGAAGGGCCAGCAGCCCTTCAACTTCTCCGACTGGTGGGACCGCTCCGTGCTGGAGTCGGGCTACTCCGTGACCCGTGTGGAGGGCATGGCGGGCAAGAACCCCTGCGTGACGGCGCTGCTGCAGCTGAACGGCCACGACCGCTTCCAGGTGCGCGAGGGACGCTACTTCAACGAGGTGCAGCCCTTCCAGCACCACACCAACATCCCCGCCACGGGCATCAACGTGTACTCGTTCGCGCTTCTGCCCGAGCAGCACCAGCCCAGCGGCACCTGCAACTTGTCGCGTATTGATAACACCACCCTGCTGCTGACGGTGTCCAACAACGCGGTGGGCTCGGTGACCTCCTCGTCCGTGTATGTGTTCGCGACGAACTACAACGTGCTGCGTGTGATGTCCGGTATGGGAGGCTTGGCTTACAGCAATTAAGAAACTGGAGACATTTTTATGTCACATTCAAGGCATACTTGTTGTTTTTTGTTGATTTTCGTATGTGAGCAGGCGACATGAAAACTCAGTAAAACGCCATATTCCAGGCGAATTCGGGGACAGCTTAAAACTCTTTCGCGTTACTATTTTAAAAATGGCAACGTGTAAGGCAATCGTGCGGGAAGGCACACCTCACCCACATAAAGTGCGAAACAACAACTACCATAGTTATGCGCAGAAGAAATAATACAGAAAGAGCGAAAAAATCACATATACCCGCAAAGACATCCCCCGTAAATATTGCGGTCTGTATCCCCCTTCACGCGCCCCATTTAAAATATTTGGACAGATGCCTTCGCTCTATTCAGTATCAAACCCGTAAGCCAGATCAGATTCATATTTCTGTATCAAGCTCCACAGATGAAGACATTCAAAAAATACGGATCTTACTATTTGAACTGAAACTGTTCGCAAAAATTCACAGCCATTCTGAAAAGCTCCTGGCTGGCGCAAATAGAAATAGGGCGGCGAAGGCGGCCGTTGAATCTGGTGCAACGATTCTCTCATTTTTCGACGTGGATGATATAATGCATCCACGACGCATTGAAATATGCGAACAACATTTTTTGAATAATACCACGCTTACTGGAATATTAAATAGATATATGTTCGGCCCAAAAGAGGCTATTCACATTGATTTAAATACCATACAATGGATGGCATTAACAAATGCCATTTATCAGAATGCCTTTAATGCCTACGATTTATCGGGAAATACATTTAATCCGATATACTTGAAGGGGGAATATGTATTATACAATAGTATAAAAGGAATAGATTATATTGCGCACGGTTCCCCCACTGTATTATCGAGTTTCTGGAAGAAATATCCTTATAGTGAAACGATTCGTATTGGAGAAGATCAACATTTTACCAATAAGATGGTTCGTATAAATAATAACTTAGCATATGTTCCAGATATACTGAGTGTTTATACTACATCGGATAGAACTGAGTTTCACTGTATTTGTGCTGCATGTAATAAAAACACAGTAACCGACACTAGTATTGAAATAATTAAAAAAAATCGTGATATAGCATATGATTCTTATTTGAAAAGTATAGAAGATATTAGCACTAGTGAAATAAAGTTGGGGCTTGCATATAATGAAATGATACGCATACAAGAGAGGATAAATGAGTTAGAAGTAACTAATCCCACTAAATAACATTGAAATCCTGCGCTCAATCCACCCCGTTCCCGGTCCTAGCTCCCAATAGGGAATGGGCAAGGTTACATTTAGAACTGCGGGTCCTGCAACTATCGGCAGTATTCTCTTCAAAGGGATGCTGATTGAGTTCGTGTTTGATACGACGGATTTGCCCACGGTGCAAGAACATAAATGGCATCTTGCTTCTGGGAACTATATTGCGACTTCTGTAAAGGTGGATATATCGGGCAATGAAAAGAAGCGCGAGCTGTATCTTCACAACTTTTTAATGAAGCCCGGTGTCGCAGAGGTGGTTCAGCATATCAGTAAAAATGGCCTGGACAATCGGCGGGATAATCTGCGCGTAGTAGATGAAGCCGTTGCTGCTGCGGGTCACGCGAAGAAAAAGCGGAGTGTAGAGTTGCCGCCGATGTGTGGTATAAAACCGGAGGAAATCCCGAAACACATTTGGTATGTGCAAGCGAACGGATATCATCGCGATCGCTTTGCCATTGAATTCAAGACCGAGGGGATTTTGTGGAAGTCCACGAGTTCTAAACAGGTGAGTCTCAAGGAAAAGTTGGAACACGCAAAAGAGAAACTGGAAGAGCTCTACGAACTCTATCCGCATCTAGACCCGAAGAGAGAAGAGGAACAGGCTCGCCTATTAAATGAGTCATTTTTTAGTATCATAAATACTTAATATATGGGCTAATCAGAATGGCAGACCCGTTTGCAAACTTAAATATAAAGGGACCCCTCCTGGAAAAGTGGATGAAGAAAGGAAGTGCGACTAGGCGAAGGAGAAAACTTGCGCAAATACATAATGGTGAAGAACCAACTTCACCTCTTACACCTGGAGCAAGCGAGCCTCCGCACACGAAACACCTTGCAGAAAGTATGTATAATGGTCGGTTACTATATCTTACAGGTTTCATTACTCAGGCGAGTCCAAAGGAAATGCGTGAGTTACGAACAAAAGTGGAATCAATAAGCACCTCCAAACAGAAAAATCATCCGATTATTAAATTATTTGAAAAAATTCCCAATAATAACGGTAGTGCTAAAAACAGAACTGCTAAAAACAGGGCACACGACCGCATAAAAGATACTATTTTATTTTTTATATTACTTGATGATGATCACCGAAATACAAGATCAGCATCTTTATTTAATATTATATATGATGCACTTCCATTAAGGTATTGATGGCAAATGTTATCGCGGTATTGTCCTTTTCCATAATCACTTCTAAGGGTGCCGCATACTCGCTATAGGGCACGGCGGCGGAGGTGGGCCGGTCGAGGCCCATTAATGTCTGTAGGGCTTGGAATCGTCGTTGCACGGGTGGGCCTGTGAGGCCCCGTGAGATCTGTTTCCAACGCCATTCAAACTGGAGAGCCGCGCGATGATCTGGAAAGCCCCGAACATGGCAGATACGCTCCCAGCTGCGTCCATGTGTCGCCTTTGCACCACCGGATTGAAGGCCATTGTGCTGTGCTAGACGTCTGTCCAAGTCCGGTGTAACACCCACGTATGTCTTTTGAGAACCACCGTCGGAGGTTGCCAGAAGATAACAATTCCAGCCGGCCACGAGACTCATCTTATATACATATAGATAGATGGACTTTAAAGGGGGCGGTTCCACAGACGATTATTTTAGATTAGAAGATATTGGTGATTATACCCACGTCGAGGAAATATTCCCTATAGGGGTTGCGACGCTGTTCGTGATAAACATAGTGATTACTTTGGCACGGATGGGTGTTGTAGGCGGAAAAAGCCTGAATGCCTATTTTGATAACTTCGGCCTAGAAGGGATTCTGACAAATACCAGTTTAGTAGTATTATTATTTCAAGTGACACGATTCGCCTACACTAGCTTTTATACAACGGGTGGCCGCCCTTGGTCTCCCTTCGTATTTGTGTGCGTACTTGTCGTGGTGCAAATGTTGCATGATTTAATGTTCTATTATGGCATTGTGAAGCAACTGTCGTTTGGTAAAAATGAAATGGTTGATGTGCTGAAGAAGTATTCGGAGGAAAATGGTTCCCGGGCTTTGGCTGGCCACGCTGCTTTTATCATAGCAGTTGCAATCGCTGCAATGTTATTCAAAGATAAGAGTCTTCTGTTCTTAGTTACGATGAGTGTAGTTTCCCTATATATTCTTCCACTGGCCCTTGCTACTATGGGCCCGAAACCTCCACCACCACCACCCCCTCCTGAAAAGAAGGCGGGAGATATGCGAGGTTGGAATGGACCCAGATATTAAGTTTGTTCTAAATAGATGAGTGCCGAGTCTGTAACTCCAGGAGATTTTGGAAATATGAGTACAGCGACACCGGATGTTTCTGCAGCACCCTCTGAGGGGGTGAGTGCTCCTCCTCCTGAGAATGCGTCTGTGAGCGCCCCGCCTGCTGAGAATGCGTCTGTGAGTGCCCCGCCCGCCGAGAATGCGTCTGTGAGTGCCCCGCCCGCCGAGAATGCGTCTGTGAGCGCCCCGCCGGCTGAGAATGCGTCCGTAAGCGCGCCTCCTGCGGAGAATATCTCCGTAAGTGCGCCTCCTGCGACAACAGCCTCTAAGCGTGGGCTATCTGCAAAGGCCCAGGCAGTATTAAATGGGCGGATGGCGACATTTGCTGAAATGAAGGAGGAATATAAGCGCACATTTGGTGACAACCCCAAAGCCCCGAAAGCGAAATCCTATGAGGCATTTGCGCTGCATAAAATCAGAACTTCTCAGGGAGAAAATGCCTATAAAGAAAAACTGCAGGAATACATTACGCGCAACCAGGAAAAGAGTGGCAACCCCCCCACTAGAAAAACAAAGAAGAGTAAAAAGGTGGCGAACTATGTTCCCTATGTAAGCAATAACACGGGGCCCAGCAACACGACACAGAAAGTGAATAACGCCTCTAATAAGCTGATGTCGGAGGCAGTGGAGGCGATGGCTGATTCCGCGCGGGGACTCATAGATAAGATAGTAAGCACCGTGAAAACATTCGCGGCGGCAAAGACGGTGGAGAAGCAGAATGCGGTGGCCAACTCTGCAGTCGCAGAGGCAAATAACATGGGGGCCACCACGAAGAAGAAGAAGTCTCGTGGGCCCAGAAAGTCGCGCAAGGCCACGAACTTTCTCCCCCCTGTCGTCGAGGAGGGATTTCCCGGGTCGGAAAATTTCAACAACATGCCGGCAAATATGTAAACACACAAACATGTCGGGATATCTGCGCGTAGTTAATCCATCTGAACCTTGTGGCACGATGCCCCAGACGTTTGCGATGGAATTCAAGTTCCCCCTCGACCCATTCCAGCAACACGCGGTTGCAGCTATTAGCCGCGACGAGAATGTTCTTGTCACTGCGAAAACCGGCTCCGGCAAGACGCTTGTAGGCGAGGCCCAGATCGCTCACAGCCTCGCAAAAGGTGGTCGTGTCTTCTACACAACGCCTATTAAGTCCTTGTCCAACCAGAAGTTTGATGATCTCAAAAGAATGTTCCCGAGCGTGGGTATTATGACGGGGGATCTGAAATTTCGCCCCGATGCGGATGTGGTTATTATGACCACGGAGATTCTGCGGAATTTGCTGTTCAAATATGACTCGGCCGCGACGCGCGAGCTGGGTATTACGGCTGCGCTGAGTTTGGATCGCCTGGACGCGGTAGTCTTTGATGAGTGCCATTATATCAATGACAGGGACCGCGGGGCGGTCTGGGAGGAGACCATGATTCTCTTGCCACGCGAGGTGAATCTCGTGCTGCTGTCGGCGACGATTGACTCGCCTGAGATCTTTGCGGCATGGCTGGGCGAATTGAAGCAGAAGCCGATTCACCTCATTTCCACGCAGTATCGTGTTGTTCCCCTTCAGCACGGTGTCTATGAGGGTGACAGGCTCGTAACGGTTATGGACGCGAAGGAGCG